AGAGTATTGTGCTGATGAATGTCTTGCTGTACCTGTTGCATCAGGATAAGCATAGTATTGTCTGCTCTTAAATGTTTGTCTAACTTCATCACACATTCTTTGTGTCATTAAATCCCCTTCACCTCTATGGTACAAGGCAATCTCTTTGACCACTCTAATTTGTGGCTTTTGTGTGTACAACTGGAAGCACACAGCAGAGAGTGGATCAACATTCCAGTCCATTCCAATTCTGATGGGTAAGTTAGGGTTAAAGGATACATTTCCTGTGTGTTCTTCTCTATTGAAAGCATAGTAAGTTGCTCCTCTACTTAGATTAACAAATTGTCCATCCATATATGCTTGTAGCATCTTCTCATCATAGTTGCTTTCAAGCAGTTTAATATAGTTCTTAGGTAAGTATTTATTGTCTTTAGTCTTACCATGTATTAATAATCTATCATCATTATCATCTTCTACAAATATCTTATGGCAATAATGATAACCTTCAGGAGTAGATACAATATACATCTGACAATCTTCTGATCCTCTCATTCTACCAATAGCTTTCTTAAATGCTATATCACAATTCTTATATGATTCTACATCAAACTCATCAAATCCTATATATGTTAATTCTGCTCCAATAATTCTTTGTGGCTTCTGTAACTGATATATCTTAATAGTTCCATAAGGTGTTATAAACCTATGCTTACTAATATTGTATTCATAATAGATACCTTTAGCTTCAAGTAGTTCTTTAAATGGATTAACAAACAATTCTTCTGCTAAATCATAAGTAGGATATATTACCCAGCCATTAGACACACCTTTATTATTCTTTTTTACTATGTGGCTAATAAAAATTCTTCTTGTGAAAACAAATGTTTTTCCACTTCCAAAGCCAGAAATTAATCCTGTAACAGGCTTCTTTGATGTTAGAAATTTCCATTGGTGTGGAAAGTAATCTTTCTTATGTAGAGTTAAATTATAACTCATCAAACTTTATATCATCTATATTTCTAACTAATTCTAATTCCTGCTTCTCTGTATATCCTCTTTTCTTACCTTTACACTTCAAGAAGAATATAGTAGCTATAACATTATTTTCTTTTATAAGTCCTTGTAATTGTGATTCAGCAAAATCTAATAAACCTTCTTTAACATCTACACAAGCATCAGCAAACTCCTGATCTGCTTCTCTCCATTGATAGTAAGTTTGTCTTCCAATGTTGGATTTCTTACATGATACAGAGACATTACCTGAATTAAGTTCCAGTATCTGCAAGAACTTTTCTTTTTTATCAGAAAGTGTACTTATTGTACTATCAGAATCTTTATTTTGTGTATTTTTAGCCATATAGTAGTATTGTAATATAACCTAATAAATTAATTAAAGAAGTTAAAATATTGTTTATTAAGGCTTTTCTTGTACTTAACTGCTTCTTTTTTAGTAACAAACCTCTTTCCATTTACTATATATACAAATCCTAATTCTTGTTTAATATCATTGTTCATCTTTTTATAAAACTAAAGATATGTTCTATTATAGGTAAAGTCCAACCATCTCCTAATAGACTTGCAGCTCTATTTCTTGTAAGTATTGAAGTCCAGCCATCTGGAAATCCTTGTAATCTTTCTAATTCTATTTGATTTAAAATCCTTAATTCTAAATTATCATTTACATACAAGGGATCATTTGCTTCTAACAATGCTGTTGATTTATCATCATATATTTTTCTATATTCTTTATTTTTTTTAAGATTAATAATACTATTCTTTTTTAAACTCTTATATCCATTTTTATTTCTATATTTAAATATAAATTCTTCTTTTTCAAAGACTATATTTATCATACCAAAATCTTTATATCTTTTTAATAATTTTTTTTTGTCTTTTAGTGGTCTTTCTTCACTCTCTAAGATAGGCCTTGCTTTTTTTCTATCTGTGTAGCCTTTTGTTATTATGTCTTTAAATTTAATTTTTCTATCTTTAGGTTGTGGTATATCTGTTACTAAATCACCAAATAACCCATCAACTGTTGTTCTAATATTACTCCAATAATATCTATCTCTCATTTGAGCAGTAACTAATTTAGAATTGATTCTAACAGGATATACACCTAATGCTCTACTCATTATACCCACATCAGACTTAGGAGCAGAACCTACATTTTCTTGAAGAAATAATACATAAGGATTTATTTTTTGAATTGTTCTAAAAATTTCTACAAACACCCAAAACAAACTACTTTTTTCACCTTCTAAACCTTTCCTTTTACCTGCTATTGATAAGTCTTGACATGGACTACCACTTAAAACCATATCTATTGATGCCCAATCTATATCCCAATCTTCCCAATTATTTATATCTCCTAATTGTATTGTATCAGGATAATGATGTTGTGTTAATTTTATTGCAGCAGGTTTGATTTCTGAAGAATAATACTTATCAACCTTTATTCCTACATTATCAAGTGCAGTATGTCCTGTACTCATTCCATTAAATAAACTTAATACATTCATCTTATTCACCTACTTCTTCCAGGAGTATCTCAACACAAGGTTCTTGATCTTCTTCTACATATCTTTTCTTTGCAACCATTGAATACACTTGAGCATCATCTAAATAACATATCTTATTCATGCAATCCATATAGAATTTAATTTGATTATCTATATCAGGCTTCTTAACCATGAACTCTGGAGCAGTATGTTTTAATATCTTTGCAAACTTTCCACTTCTGAAATCTGCTTTTGGTCTCTTACAAACAAAGGTGAAGTCAATATATACTGGACCTTCCATTGGCTTTTCTTTAAATTGTTCTACTACTTGGTATATTACCTGCTTCTTATCCTTGCTACTTGGATCATAAACAAACCCTCTTGCAAATCTATGTCTTTTCTGTGCTATTGGATTACCTGTTATCTTTATATATTTCATTTTATTCCCTCTAATATTTCTCTGCATAATTGTTCAGGTACTATACTTCTTAAATAATTACCCTTTAAACCTTGTGTACCAGTTTGACTTCCTCTTGGTGCAGGTTGATGATGGCAATCCCTATTACCATTAAAACACATTTTTCTTGGAATCCAATTAAAATCATTTGTCCAAATATCTGTTGGTTTCATTCTATCTTCACCATATTGACAATAGCAAATTGTATCTCTTGTGTGTGTTGGAAGTAAAAGATTAAAATTACAATTCATAACTTTTAATTTTCTTAGCTTACCTCTTGGATTTTCTATATACCAATATTTTGGTTTTAGTCTGTGTATTAATTTTATAGTTTCATAAACTATTTTCACACCTAAAACAGCTTCTTTAGTTTTTGGAGTATGGTCTTTATTCCAATGATGTCCTATTGATGCTACTGAAAAATATGTACAAGGTGGACTTGCCCATATAATATCAGGTGTACCAAACTCATCAAGCATCTGATCTATACTACTTTCCCTAACAAAATCAAATATATCACATACTCTATCAATTTTATCAAAAGTTTCAATATCAGTAGTATAAGTTTTATGTCCTAATTCTTCAGCAACCTTACTAAAACTTCTTGATCCTGCAAACAATTCTAATATTTTCATTTTATTCCTTAATTAATGGAAGGTGCATAGTGTGAGTAGAGAGAAACATCACCCACAGGGATATGGGTGTGTAAATGCACCTTCCAATCATCCTTTAATTTATTTTTAATCCTTTAACACTCTCTATCAATATTATAAAAATGTTCATATTCATGTTTCCAATCAACAAAAGCATAATCCCATTTCTCTAAATATATATACTGATTTAAAAGTAAATTATAACCACCTTCTAAACCACAATATTCAGCTATTTCTCCAGTAGGGATATTTCTATATTCCCTTCTTTTTCCATTTATAAGTGGTCTTTCTTGTCCTATTAAGCATAACAAAAATTCCCTTTCCTTTGAAAATGAATCTATACAGAATTCATTATCATTGTCATTCTTAAATCTTCTTAAAAAAATATTTGGCTTTTCTTGTATTTTATCCTTTTTCATTTTATCCCCAATGCTTTCTTTTTATCATCATCAGTTGCTACATTAGCATCTGCTTCCATTAGTCTTTTCTTTTGGTTCTGATATTCCTTCTCAACTTGTAATTCTCTTGCTTCTATATCTTCATTAGATGGTTGAAATGTACTCTGAAATTTCTTTGAGTTGGAAATCCATGTTTGCATTCTCCTTTTAACAGCAAATATGCTTTGTTGTTCAAACCTCATTACCCTTCCACCATCATTATGCTCACTCCAGTATGATATAAAATCCTGAATATCTTTAGCTGCAACCTTCATATCAGCAATTTCATTTTCAACTCTTTTAGAAAAATCTGATTGTCTTTGTTTTATATCTTTAACCTTATCTATATCTTTATCTTTGTCCTTAAGTCTTATGAAAGACTTATCTAAGTCTATGTTATATTTACTCAAGAGTTTAATCACTGAAGCATGAACTCTAACTGATGGATTAAGTGGTAAACCATATTGGAACTGACAAAATTTAGTAATATATATTTTATTGTCATCTAATTGTTGAAGATTATCACCAAAGGCTTTCATTATTTCATCTAATGTAAAGATTTCACCTAATTGAAATGATAATAGATCAATATCACATTCCCACACACCTGCATGATTTGATTTTGAAATTAAATAAAACCAAACTATCTTCAATTTTATTGGTAATTTTCTGAAAAATTGCTTCTCAAAAATGGTATTGTCTATAAATCTCTTAGCCATATCTGTTTCTCCCTTATTCACTTTTTATTATTATCCCTTTTTACTCTTTTTACTAATGTATAAA